TGTGAGTGGCGTGTTCTTCACCAAGGAGTTCACGCCACTTTTTTCTTACTTTTTCTCTCAAGGCATCTACGCCCGATTCTTTAATAGCAGAGGTTCTAAATCCAGAACAAGTAACATAATTTAGAACTCTACGAACTCTCCATGGATCTTCTGGATCCTTTTCAAAATAATTGGTCAACTTCTCAAGACATTCTTTGCCCTGAGTATTCCATTTTCCCTTAAACCAAAGACGTAGCTTCTGCCATTCTGGATTATCAACTACCTTCTTGATATTAGTTCCTTTAACAATTTGAGCTTCATTCTTCATAGAAGCAGTATAGGGGGTTTCCTATAATTCAATTTCATTGAAAGTAGAAACATCTACTTCGGTATTTCTAGCACCGATCTTATAAGATGTAATACCAGTCTCTTGTGGCGCTACTTGTACCTTATCTGAGTTCATAAAGGCATCATACCAAGATCCTAATGGATTCTTCTTAGTGTCAAATATCTTTTTATACCCCAAAGAGGTTAGGCGATTATTAGCTAACCATTCTACGTATTGTTTTAATACATCAGCATTAAGTCCCAATAGACCTCCATTAGAGAATAAGTAGTCTGCCCATTTCTTTTCAATGTCTACAGCTAATCCATAGGCATCATAAACCTTTTGTTCATTCTCTCGAATGATAGATTGAAAGCCTTCGTCTGGATTATTGCGAAGATATGAAAGAACATTCTGACTTACCGCAACATGAAGGTTTTCATCTCTTGCAATGAGCTTAATGATTTTAGCATTTCCCTCCATTTTTCCTCTTGCACCGAAGAAAAAACTACATACGAAAGAAGTATAAAAAGCAAGACCTTCAGTAATTTGCGTAGATAGAAGCGCATCAAATATCTGAGTTCTAACATCACTATTTTCCCCAAATAACTTATCATAATCTTTTTTTGCAGCATTGGCGCGATTTTGAATCTCTTCGTCTACAAGAATAGAATTCCAGAACTTAGATTCATCTGGATAAACATTCTTGAGAATATGTGAATAAGAACGCGAATGAATATTGGATTCAAAGAAAGCCCAAACATTCATAGCAGCTTCTAATTCTGGATTAGAGACATACTCCGCCATTTTGAAGATGGATCTTGATAACATACTATCTGTCATGGTTTGCCATTTAAGATTTGTATCAAAGACAAATCGTTCAGCATCAGATAATTCTTGATAATCATTGCGATCTTTAAGAAGAGATACTTCATTAGGCCTCCAAAAGAACTCTTCCATCTTCTCTGCTAATTCAAACAGTTTTGGATATTTCAATTGATCATATCGCTGCAAGGAAAGAGCTTTACCTAGAAATAGGGGCTCATGGCGCGTATCAACATTATCAATATTCAAAACAGTTTTCATAATTTTATTATAGTGTTATTTTTTAGATATCCATTTAATTCGTTTACTGCTCTTCTTTTTTCTTTTGGATCCTGTACACATAGCCTTAGTGGGTCTACATGCAGGATAACCCTTTCTCTTTTCGCCTTCTTGTCTGCCGCATGGTTTTCCTGTTTTACAATCAACCCAACCCTTACCATGATTGCGATCAAACCAGCCTTTTAATCCTCTTTCTTTTTCTAAGTCAAACTTCTCTAAGAGAAATTCAACTAGTTCTTGAAACTTATTCATTTCTTATTACCCCAGTTTTTAGCACCCTTCTTTCTGCATTTAACTAAAGCACCTGATGCATAAGCAGAAGGCCATACTTTATATCTTCTTTTTACCTTATAATAGCAAGCATCCTTCTTCTCTCGAAGAAGGATGTCAATCATCTCATTTACCGAAGCCATATTAATATTTATGGCATTATAACGTACAAGCGCCTCCTACACATTTTTCATCTGATGCTGATTGTTTATCACCATCTGAAGTATTTGAATAATAAAGACACTTAACGCCCATAGAATAAGCGTAAAGAAGATCTTTAATTACGACAGAATCTGGTAATAACCGATCAGGATAATTGTCATAATTGTAATACAGATTACCTGAAATAGCTTGATCAATCCACTTTTGAGCTGCGGCCATTACATTAATAAGCCCGGTATTATTTTCCATATGGAATGCTAATGTATACTTATTTTTAGTAGTAGCATAATTAGGAACCAGAACAGGAATAGTCGATGCTTTTGATGTTTTATATGTCATCAAAGATCTCACCGGTTCAATACCATTAGTTGAATTTTGAATGACTGATGAGCTTTCTACGGGCATCTGTGCCGTTACAGTACTATTACGCAAACCGTGTTTAATAATTCTCTCTCTTAAAGATTCCCAGTCTTGTGATGGTTTTCTAGTTACTACTTGATCGATCTTCTTTTTATACGTATCGATAGGTAATATACCTTTACTATATTTGGTTAGGGAGAATTTTTCACAAGCTCCTTTTTCTTCTGCTAAAGTAGAAGATGCAGATAATAAATGATATTGCACCTTCTCAAACCATTCATCAACAAAATTAGCAGCTTCTGCGTCTGTGTACTTAATATTATTTTTAGCTAAGAGAGCAGCTAGATTAGTAACACCAACACCTAAAGCTCTTCTGCCTTCAATGAAGTTCTTAGCAGCAGGAGTAAACCAGTCTTGATAAGAAATCAATTCATCCAACATGCGCACAATAATGTCGCATGTATTAATCAAATCTTGGTCGTCCTTAATCTCTAGCAAATTAAGCGCAGAAAGTATGCAAATACCGATTTCACCATTTGGATCATCAATATGGTTAATTGGTGTTGTTGGGAATGTAATTTCAGTACATAGATTAGTCATTGTTACACGATCTAAGAATGCGCCATGTTCATTGCAATGATCAATATTCATGACATAGATACGTCCTGTTTCTGTTCGTTCTTTAACAAACAATGACATTAGTTGCTTTGCACTTATCTTGCGTTTATACCGTATTTTTGCGTTGTTCTCAGCGGCTTTATAGAGCTCATCAAATTCAGGCAAACCCCAAGAATCTACTAATTCAGGAACTTCATGCGGTGAGAATAAAGTGATACCTTCATTCTTCATGAAACGCTCATAAAAGAGTTTTGAGAATTGAATGACATAGTCTAGATGGCGAACACGAGAATCTTCTGTGCCCCCGTTGTTCTTTAATACTACAATATCTTCAATGTCCCAATGCCAAAATGGTGTATTAACAGTACCACCACCACCACGCAATCCATTTTGCTGAAGCGATTTAACTGTAGATTCGAATACCTTTAAGAAGGGAATAGCACCAGTATGAATAACGGCACCGCCTTTAATTTCTGTTCCTAGACCACGAATACGACCAAAATTCAATCCAATACCATATCTTTGTGCCGTTGCATAACCAGATGCCATAACAGAAGAGAAGATACTTTCTTTTGAATCACCAACATCAATTAAACAACAAGAAGCATATTGCTTTAATGGTCCTCTAATACCAGCCATTTGTGGTGTTGGTAAATTAATTTTGAATTTAGAAAATGCGTCATATGCTTTCTTAACATAATTCAGGCGCACATCTTCTGGATACTTATGAAAGGCAACCATAGCAATAAGCATATAAACAAATTGTGGTGTCTCATAAATTTCTTTAGTCTTTCTATTTTGAATGAGATACTTATCGACTAATTGCTTAATACCCGCATAGGTAAAATTATAGTCTCTATCATGATTAATCTTTTCATCTAGCTTATCGATTTCTTCTGCAGAATACATCTTTAATAGATCAGCATCATATACTCCGCGATCTATATTTTTTTTAATTAAATCAATAAGCTTAGGGGGATTCTTACCGCCCCAGACATCTTTTCTCAATTGATAATTAAGAAGACG